AGCAGACAGTGAGTCATACAAGTTATCTTCGATAGCTTCTTCAGTAATACTGAAGCCCATCGCAATCGTCTCGTGCGTGTAGCGTGCACTCCATGCTTCCTGTGCATTGTCATATTCGATGGCAGAACCTTCGTTTTTGACAGGTGCGGCAGAGAAGCCGGACAGTTTAGTTTCTTCCTCAAAAGAGCGATCAGAAGATTCTGTTTCAAAAATCTCCTTCGTCTCTTCACCGTACTTCGCATACTCTAAACCAAATAGAGCGTTCAGACCGGGGAGGAGTTCTTTCAGTAATTGGGCGCGTGAAATTGCCATGTTATACTACTCCTTATACGCCAGTTGCGTTTTGATACTGGTGCATACCCCAGTTCCACTTCACGATAACCTCTACGAAGGCATCAGCGCCAGTAGCCGTTTCGGGCACAACGTCAATGATTCGGATAGGCTGCGTAGCAGTGGTAGCTGTAGTAGAGCTGATAGAGATTTTAGAATCCCCAGTAGCAGTACTTCCAGCGGTCTGGATGAGCACAGAGTTATTACCTACAGCAGTTCGACCTACTGAAGCGATGTTTGCAGTGCCAGCAGCGGTTACTGCGACCTTGAACAACGCGTCGGGGTCGTCTACAACGTAGGCAACGATATCACTAGCAACGGTGCCAGTGGGATAGTACTGACTGAACAATTGATACCCAAGCGCAGGGCTTGTGTAAGAACAGCCAACGAAAACGCCAACGGGGGTGGCCGTAGCAGTACCAGTGTCTTTTTCGATAGTACCGTCATTGATTAGCTTTACAACATCACCGTTGAAGATGTTTGCTGCATAGCCAGAAGCAATGGGGAACAGTCGAGTAGCACCAGCAAATACCCTTCCACCGACCAAGTTGACCGGCTTCAACCCGTAAGGGGCTGATACAGTTGGATAAGCCATTAGAGACTCCTCAAATTAAAGTTTAAGTTCCTTTACCAAAAGTAACCTTTGTCTTCCGCTCGTTGAATAGCGGCATACGCGGGTCGTTTTCTCGCATGAGGTTATTGTCTACGGAATGGATCTGAGCATCATTTTGTTGTTCATAATGCTCGTTTCGTTCTTCCGACAACTCTATAGGGGCTTTACATAACATCAAACCACCAATCACGACATTGTCTTTAAACCGTTCATTTTCAACGGTGACCATCGTAATTTCTGGGTGATCTTCTGCTCTGACAGGCTCCCAACCTTCACGGAGTTTAGAAGAAACATTCATGGCATCAACTTGTCCTTGAGTGCTCACACGTACCCATTTAAAGGCGTATCCGTCTTCCGCGGTGGGTGAAGGCAGAACTTCTGGTCTTGTCCAACCTCGTTTACGGACAGTCTTTTCACGGGTGGTTTGCTCTCTATCTAATCTATTTTGCGCCATTATTGTTTCCTCGCGTCTAACGCCATTTGTGTGGCGTATTGTTTTGGTGTTAGTCCTAAACGTTTTGCAAGCGTAAGCTGCGTAGGCGTAAGTGTAACCTTCTTTGGGGCTGTGCTTCGCGTTGCGGGAGCCACCACGTTAGATTTTCTTTTCGGTTTTTCGACTGTTTCACCAACTTCATCCTCGAATTGATCGGGAAATACTTCTCGCATGCGAGAGTCTATGCTCTCGTAGTATTCATTGCTCTGGGGGTTTACCCCGAGTTTGACAAGTTTCGTATGCAGTCCCAGCGCAAAACTTGTCATTTCATCGTCTTGTCCGAACCACGTATTGGACGCTGCCCAAATGTTAGCCCTTTCATCGACGGGTGCCGGAATGTCTTGTTGTACATCTTCCCCTGTTTCTACAGGAGTTTCAACCTCTTGTAAAGTTTCGGGTTTTAAGTTGTTTAACCTATCCGCTTTAATTTTAGCGTTGGTTAGTTTTTCTTGTGCCTCGATCAGCTTATCAGCATCACCAGCTTCGTACGCTTGTTTGTACTGGCGTTTAGCTATAATCATCTCACCAGCAGCGGTCTTCTTAGCTTGTTCTAGAAGGGCTTCCTGATTTTGAGTGACAGTACCTTTAAGTTTTTTATTTTCTTCGATAAGTGTACGACTGAATCTTTCTAACTCTTCCCGTTGACGAGCTTCTTCATGTCGTTGAGCAGTAAGTTTAGCGATTCGCTTATTAACTTTCTTTGAGTAACCATCTAATTCGTCTTTCGTAGGTTCCTCGGGCAAGTCCTCATCACTGTCGTCTTCAGCAACTTCTTCTACTTCAGCTTCTGCTTCAGGTTCAGACTCAACTTCCTGTTCTGGTTCACCACCAGACAGATCAATCTCAATGGCGCTAGAGCCTTCGACTTCAATCTTCTGGTCTTCTTCCTGCTCATCAGGGAATTTAAATTCTACTTTTTGAAAGGGCATACCTATCTCCTTATGCGCGTGTTACACCACGGGGGTCGGCCACAATAGCCTCGATAGAATCATCATTCATTAGACGATATTCAACCCCACCAACTTTAAACCTAGTACCCGTATTCATACGGAACATTACATAATCCCCCGGCTTACACCACGGGCCTGTCGGGAACCGATCCTCGTCAGAATAGGCTTGCTCGCCCATATCCAACACCAGACCGATTATCGACATAATGTGTTCTTGGCTTATTGTGTTTGAAGATTTAAGCAGTCCGGTATCCCCAAACGTCTCTTCAACTTGTGGTAACGCGACAAGCACCCTGTACCCTACAGGTTTCGGTAATTGCGCTTCTATGTCCTCTTGCGACAGCATCTCTTCAGGTGCTAACGTTTTTATTGCTTCACTCATCATACTCTTCCATATTGCGTGAGAGGTCTTCTACATATCCGATACAGGTTTCGAGACCCCGAACCATACCTGTAACTTCCTTGTACTGGGAAAAATCTTTTGCTCCCCCATTACCAAGAAACTGTAGTGCTGCGGATTTATCCTCCGTCAGCTTATCTTTAAGCACGTCAAATACGGTTTTAGCCATTACTGACCCTTGTTCTGTTGTTCAATCAATCGCATAAGCTCTAAATCTAACTTCTCTTTGTTGTTTTGCTTATCAATCGCAATCTTGACCCCTTCTTTCTGGGCCTCAATAGAGAGTTCTTGTTTATCTAGCTTAAGTTGTTCCACATCTAGAGCAGCGTCTACTTGGTCTTTTTGGACTTTACGCTGTTGTTCCGCTTGGCGGAGCTGTATATCAGCAGCATCTTTTTGAGCCTTACGTTGGATTTCTTGCTGCTTTAGTGCCAGTTCTTGCTGTTGTAACTGGAATACAGGGTCTTGCGCTTGCTGTTGTGCTTGCGTTTGTGCATCTTGTTGTTGATGTGCTTGTGTTAACTGAGTGCCAGCCTTCGCCATCAACTGAGCTAAAGTAACTTCTATACTTTCAGGAAGTTCTTCGTTTGGTGCAGGGAGAGGTGCTCCCAGTTTTTCTTCCATCTGCTTACGGTATTTAAACCCTAAGTGTTGCGCTAAGTGCGCTTGCAGAGCAGCCATAATAGCCTGTCCCTGTGGATTTTGCCCGATCATCTGAGCGACCATCGGGTCTTGCATAAACGCTTGGTGCGTCGTTATGTGCGCGTCGTGATCTTGATATATAAACGCTTTAAGCGGTTTGCCATTGAGCGCATCCATATTCTCACTAACCGGATCAGTCGGTTTAAGGTCGTCCTGAGTTGGGACAAGTTTATCTGCATTCTTAACTCCTAATACCTCGATCATCTGCCTGTGTAACTGTGGCAGGTCGTAGATTTGCGGGGCGCTCTGCGCCATCTGTAATACCGCTTGGTACTGTACAACCCGCTGGGCCATCGTTGATGAGTTAGGATCACTGACGGGGATTACATCCACCATCATGTAGTCTGCTACCCTCGCACTGACCTGCCCCCGCATGGGGATATAATCGTACTCAGTAGGCGCATACTCCGACATGATAGCCTTGAGCATCTTGAACTCTTGCTTCATCGCGTAGTGAACACGGGCCTGTACCGCAGCCATAGGTTTAAGCGTACGTTCTAACAACGCCAGCGTCGTTCCTACCGGAGCGTTAGCCGACATGTCAGATATATTCATATCACTGATCGCCCCTAACCGACGACCTTCAGTAGTGATCTGGTTCAACAGGGCTAATAGAGTTTGACTTGGCTCCTTGTATGGAAGCGGCATAATATTGTCACGGATACTTCCAGACGGTACATCCACATCTTTCCATTCACCCGGCTCAATGGGTGAGTCATCACCTTTGATCCTTAAACCACGGGATTTCAACCCTCCGGGTAAGTTAGACAGCGTACCGGCATCAACCAACTGACGGATAAGTGAAGTACCTGCACGGGCGTACCCACCGATAATGTGGATCAAACCAAGACCGTAGAACCCAAACCCCGGCACGTATACATAGTGCACGAAGTGCTGACGCTTCAACATCAGCGGATCTTCTT